TTTCTTGTTCATGACACTTCTCTAGATTTGGTTGGGAATTGTGCGAAGATAGGCTGGCCGTCATCCGTACAGAGCAGGCTGCCGTTATCGAGGGCGATGGCCCGCATGGCGCTCAGCTCACGGCACAGTATGCCGGCACGTGGCTGCCCCTGTTGCAGGTCGTTACGCTGAATGATGGCTTCCTCGCCATAGCCCACGCTCTCGAATCCATTGGCACCGATGGCAAAGAAAAGCTCTATGTCGAAGTACTTGCAGGGGTTACTCAACTGCCCTTTCGCCGTGGCCACCCATGCGTTGAGCACCACGATATTAGAGTCATGGAAGATGTACTTGCCCCGCAGGAACTCTACGTCGTAGTCAAACTGTCCGTACCACCGGCGCAGCCGTGTGGTCCAATATTGTGTCGTGGCATTATTGCCAAAGGCTGTAGCCTTCACCCTCAGGACGAGTTTCTGTATGAAGTCCTGGTCAACGACAATTTCCTTGGATTTCTCGCCTCTTACCAGCCAAGGCTGCTCGCTGAAGTCCTCACTCCAGCTCCTGGTACTTTCGTTCCACCACTGCCACTGATAGACACACTTGGCATCAGGGATGGCATCCTTGCCGTTCCTGAGCTGCACGGGAATACCGAACTGTCCCCAGTGCTTCATCGGGAGCAGATGAACGTTGTGGCGCCATCGCCCGGCATCCAGCGTCACGTTCATGTCCGTCTGTGCCTCACAGCCCAGGTCTTTCTCCCACTGGAATTCCTGCACCTCATTGCGCCGGGTGTCGATGTACTTGCCAAAGAACTTCACATGAATAACCCCACCCGGGTAGAGGTTGGTTTTCACGGTCAGCTTGTGTGTCGTGGGGTCAATGATATAGTTCGTCGTGCCGCTGCTCGTAGCAGGCAGGGGCACGGTTGACGTACCATCGTTGATGGTCAGCGTCCATGCCACGCTTTTCATCTGCGTCACATAGTCAGCCGTGGCCACTATTCCGTCCGGGTCGCTGATGATCAGCGAGGGCAGCAGTACCAGAGGCGTAGCCTGCCGGTTAGGAATGAACGAGCTGGTGGTGGCATCGTACTTCTGCATGGCAGAGCCGCCCATCTCCAGCACCTGGAAGATGTAGCTCAGCGGCGAATAAACCACACGACCTGTATTTTTCTTCAGTTTCATCTTATCTCAGTATTTAGTATTTGTTCAACCTATTATCGGATAGTCAGCCATGAACGGCGTTTCCTGCACCTCAGGCAGCAGCACGGAACAGACAAAGCTCACTTTCGACTTAGTAGTCCACGGCTGCGGCACGTCGCTCTCGCTATTGATGGACAACTGTAGACCCACGGTACCCTGTGCGTGCTGAATGTTCCAGACCACATCGCCATCCGTGTCTTCGCTGATGCGCTGCCACACGATGTTCTGACGGCCAATCTCCGCTTCCGCTATCTGCATCTCAGCGTTCCACAGCTCTGCAATGAGCGTAGTTGTCCAGCTGCTGCCAGCAGCGAAGCCATCACCCTCGGTGCTCCATATCTCCATGGTCATGTTCTTCCCACCGAGCAGGCATACCCAGTCAGGATTGTTATAGCGAGGCTCACGACCGATGGTAGGCTTGGCCACGGCAGCCTGCCACAGACAGCCGCCCCACCACACACGGTCGACGAAATAGCCCTTGGCCGTCTCGTCGTAGCCCCGGATATATTGGTGTTCGCTGTCCCAGATGCCCATATCGCGTGGCGAGTAGTAGGGATTACCCTGGTAGTCCACCCGAATCAGATCCTGATAGATGATACCACGGGCGAAGACATACGGCTGTCGGGCATTCAGCGGCAAGTCCTTCAGTATGTCAAGCTCAGGCGGCACACCGAAGAAGGCAGCGTAGTTGCCGTCTGTGAGTATCGGCTGCGTCACACCCTGCAGGAACAGGAACCGTCCGTCCTTTGAACTGACAAAGAACACCTGCTGGCGGTCGGGGTCAACCTGATTCCCCCAGCGTATCATCCTTGCCGTGACCTCCGGCGCGTAGTTTACGCCACCGGGAACGTCCTCGTTGTCGTAGAGCGTCACGTCGATGCTGTTGGCATCAAGGTCCACTGAGTCCACGCGCATCCACGATGTGCGGTAGGTACGCCCCACGTCCAGATTGTTCATCGCACATTTCAGCACGTCGTAGGCATGGAACGTCACCCGGTCATTATCATAGAGTTTTCTGAGGGTCAGTCTGAACTGTCTGTCCCCAAGAAAAACGATGTTCTCAATAATCCCTCTGTCGGTGAAGTAAGTGTCACCCTCAAACACGTTCTGGTGGTTAAACACCAATTCGTCGAAGATGGCACTTCCCTCTACCACCATACGCTTGCAAATGATGGAGCCGTCGGGGTTGAGCCGTATCTGCCCCGACTCACCCACGACAGCCCCAGCAAGGAGAGAAAGTAGATAGTTGGTGGCATCGGCCTGGTCCTTTCTCAGGTAAGGGGCGTTTGCCATGTATGCCAGCAGCTCCAACATGGCCTGCCCCACGCGGGTTGCCGTGTTGGCGTGCGTCCGCCGCTCATCGCGAACGGTGGTCAGCAGCTCATATATTTCCTGATACGTGAGTGATGGCATACTCTTTAGTTTAACTTAATCATCTATTAACCGTATGAAGTACAAAGTAATTACTGCAAAGATAGTCACATGCGGACATGAATAAAACTACAGGAAGCGCGTGCGATGCATCAGTGTATCGACGGCCTGCGTCAACATACCTTGGTAAGCCTCGCCGTAGGCAGCCGCCTCCATCTCGTTGAGCACCATGCGCGAGGAAGCATATTTTCTGAAGAACCAGTCGCGCTTCTCACGCGGATGACCACCGGCCACGCGGCCACCCCATGCCGGGCCTACCTTCTTAGGTTTGTCAAGACCGTGTTTCGCACGGTAGGCCTCGCCACCCGGAAGGAGGAAAGGCAACTGCCCCGAATTCCAAGTTCCTTCACCGCCACGACTGTTCCAGTTGCTGCCGAACTCACGACCGACACCGTTGCTCACATAGATGCCATAGACCAGGAAGGAGTGCTCTATTGTGGTTGAAGGACCTTGATGAATCATACCCATGATACTGCTGCGCAACTGTCCGGTATCGTTGATGCGAAGCTTATCGATACGCTCCTGCCAGTATTTAACCATGTTGTCAGTCCACTGACGGCGGAAACGCTCCAGTTCAATCATGGCACCGGCACGGCTGCTACGGTAGCCGCGACGTCTGCTCTCTCGGCGTTCTATCGCCATATTCTTCATCAGTCCCATGCGTTATTCCTCCCACTCGCTATCGTTATACACCAAGTCTGTCGGCTCATCGTTCTGTATTTGGAAGAACAGGCCCGTGCAGCCGTTGAATGAATAACGGCCATACTCGTTGGAGTAGACATTGCCGGTATTCAGGTACATCAGACGTGTGCCGTACTTGTAGTTCTCCTTGTCCTTGATGATGCGCGAGAGGAACTGCCGGAACAGCTTACGGCACAACCGGAGTGCTTGGTTATAACTTTCTGCATTGCCAAGCTCATAACCGGCAAGTATGTGGACGCAATAGACGTTGCGGTCGAACCATCCTACCTTATTATTAAAGGTGTTGCCGCTAGTAGTGTCATCCACGAAGATAAAGTTCTGGGCGTCGCGGTACTCTGCCATCATCGGCTCCAGTGCACCGGGGCCACTGCAGTAGTCCACCACGAAACCGTTTTTCTTGGCCAGTTTGTTTTTCTTACCCAGTGTCTCGAAGTATTCCAGGGCGTCAAATTGCTCTTGTTCCATTTATTTATGCTTTAGGGTATTTCTTACGGAATTCCTCTGCCTCGCGGGCCTTGGCATCCAGTTCCGTCAGCGCACGCCAGCAGTCTTTCTCCAATACCGCGCTCTCTTTGGTGATGTCACCGTCGGTCAGGGCGCGAATCTGTGCGTTCATCTGCTCTATCCAGTCCACCGTCTCGCCACCCTCAGGGGCGGGCTTGAAGAATTTGGGGAAGAACTTCGAGAAGCGTATCTTGACGTAGGAGTACCACATGATGCAGTTCGTCAGTTCTGCATCGTCGATGGCGGTCACGCCACCGGGATAGAGCAGACGGGCCAGGCCGAGGGCAAAGCGCTGCTGTTTGGTAGCGAGATAGCCCTGATAGTATTTCTCCATGTTCAGGTAGTTCTGGAACATGACACGATGCAGCAGGCCGTCGACAGCCTCGAAGCCCCCGATGCTCTCCAACCGCACATCGAAAGTCTCGTAGCCGTCGACGAACTCCAGCTGCTTAATCATGTCCTGCACCTGCCAAGTTTGCATGAAGAACTGATGCTTGCGCTGCTTGCCATTGCGCAAAGTGATGGACACACTACAGGCCCATCCGTAGGGTGTTTTCTCCTTTACCTCAATGCCTGTGAAGCGCAGCAGCATCAGTGTACGGCCCTCAACTGAGGAATACAGCCCGCAGCCGATGACATGCAGCGCATAGCGCAACTGCTCCTGAGTCATCTCTTTCCAGGAGCGCGGACAGGTGAGGTGCAGCACACCGTCAACCGACAAAGTGGAAGGCACTGTCTTCTGCATGGTTCTCGTAGGGTGTTAAGTGATTCAGACGGTATGCCTTGCTGTCGGCATACTTGGGATAGAGCGATAGGTCTGCCTCCAGACGATTGATCAGGCGCATATACAACTCTTCCTTCAGTTGGTGGTTCTGCGCAATCCAGGCACCAATGAACTTCGTACAGAGCACTGCCACTGGGCGATTGCTCCCACTCAGCTTGCTCGATGTCAGCTGCTGCAGCAGTTCCTCCATATAGTCGTAGCCGATATGCTTTCGCAGATAGCTGTCGGCTGCCAGCATTGCGGGTACATTCGTACTCCAGTCCTCAGGCTTGGGACGAGAGATGCCAGCATACTGCTCCAGCATCGTGAAGCGATAGAAGAGCGTGCAGACGTTGATATGCCTCTGTTCGGTATCGGCCCATCCATTCACCTTGAAGAGATGAGTAAGAAGGTCACTGCGCAACAGCCACTCTTTGCGTCGCAGGTCGCCATCAAGCGCATCGACGCGCATCTTCGAAGCAGGTGCTGTGTCGTTGGAAGAAACCACACCGAATCCGGTGGCAGTCAGTACCAGGTCGAGCCCTCGCATTTCTTCCAGGAAAGCCATGACACAGGCCAGCTGCTTCACCAGTGGCCGAAGTATTTCGCCCATGGTGCTCTCGCTGCTCTCTACTGCAGCAATACCAGGTTCGCCCAATATATGGCAGCCTATCACCTCCACCTTGTTCATGATGGCATCCTGCATCACGTCGAAGATCTTGCCCTTCGGCTCTCGGGCTGCAGGAATGGCCCGTTCAAAGTCAGTCTTTGTTATTTCCAGATTCATTGCCGTCTTGTTTTATGTCGAATTCCTTGTTCTTATCGAGTGTGGTCATCTCAATCATGGGCACCTTGATGTCGTACTTCTCATCCCACCCGTTGAAGTGCATCATGACGTGGTAGGGAACTTCCATCACGTCGTGCCAGGGCTTTTCGATGGCCTGTTTCAGGTTGAACAGCTCGCGCTTATCGCTGCCAGAGTTGTTCATCTGGGACTTGCCCGGCGTGGCACCTACCATGTTAGGGTGAACGCCCATGGCGAAGCACAGCGAGTTGGCGGCCTCGCCCATGTCCTCACTCCAGTCGCCACCCTCTTTTTTGTCGGCACCGAGGGCATAGACACGCACCATGCGGGTCTCCTTGCCCTCCAGCACGGTGTCGTAACTGGTAATCCATGCCTTGCCGGCATTCTCCGGTTTGGTACAGAATTTGGTGATGTTCTCGCGCTCCAGCTTGATGCGCTCCTTACGCTTCTCGGGGTCGGTGATACCCTCTTCGTTGCAGACGTTGTTCCAATAGTTCTTATGGATTTCCACCTGCCAGCGAGGTGCTGCCGTGTTCTTGATCATGTATCGCTTGCCGGTACCTATGAGGCGGTAGATATCATACCAGGCATCGAGGAAGATGCTATAATAATAAGGCAAGGGGTATATCTGATGCCCCACCGTCGGTACGCGGCACACCACGGCAAAGTGGCGGTCGGCGGTACCGGCCGTGCGTTTGCCTGTCTCGGGGTCCGGCTCACGGCCTAAGCGCACCATCAGGTCGCCCAGCGGGTCCACCTCGTCGAGCAGAGGCAGCACGCGGGCCTTCTTAGGGTTCGCCTTGCGCCAGTTGGCTATGATGACATACTCCGAGCTTCCCTTTTTGTTGCGTGGCGAGAAGCGGCAGTGGCAGGCATCCTCATGGCGCAGCTGCACAATCTTGCTGCCGTCACGCGAAAGTGAGATCTGCAGTACCGAGAAGAAGTAGTACTTCATGTCGGTGGCCTGCTCCCAGAACTGGAGGTGCAGGGCATTGCAGAGGCAGAACTGCCGTATCTCCGGGTCATCGGCCCGCTGCTCAGTACCACGGTTGAAGAACTGCAGCCCCTGACCGTAGCACACCAGCGAGTTGAACTGTTGGCACTGCGAGGTCACCATATTCTTGCCGATGAGCGTCTGCACATGGTAGGGCAGCATATTGTCGCCACCCCACGGCACATATTCGTACTGCCGGCCGCCGATGCCGATGGTCTGCACGATGTCATCGTCCTCAGCATC